CACACTTGTAGGTGGACAAGTTCCATTTTACTTTTGTTGCCAAAAGTAACACCCCTAATCCCAGTCGGCATTGCCGACGGAGGAGGTGTGACTGAGGTCGCGGCTCTCGTCCAGATCTATCTGGAATGAACCCAACTCAGTCTTGTTACGCACTTCTTCCACGTTTTGAACGTAGGTTGGTCCACTCGACGAACCTCGCCTGAACATAGCTTTGCTAATTTTCAAGCTCGGCCTAACAAAGTTAGTGTCGAATGCATCAGTCAAGATACTTGTCTTGATGAAGCGCGCATTGGATTTTGGCTTCTTCCACTCGAAGACATAGTCGTCGGGAACCTCAACCTTGCTGAGCTTCTTACGGATACTTCCGTTTACTTGACGACTACGCATCTTCCTCGAAACATCTGGTTTCCGAGGGTGAATTGCCAATGTTACGTACACATTGTCTTTGGAGGTTACCAATGGTATCTCCTTGTCAAGGCACGTGTATTCTTCGAGAATGTATTTCCACCGCGCATGGCGACCGATGGAACTCATCTCTCCCTTTTCGAAACTACGTCTGGACAGGACTTCGCCTGCCTCGTCATAGACGTCAGCTTCGGATCGGGTTTTGAGGTCAGTTTCTGTGATTAGTCGATTGACTAATACATTGGTTACTGTGATACCGCGTTCCCACTCAACCGCTGAGTCCGACCACGTTGGATTTTCTCTCATGTAAGAGAACTTCCTCGCAAGTTCAGCTGCGGGCTTGTAGTCCTTGATATCCAGTCCTCCTGGCACTGTCAGGCCTATTCCGCCAAAGTTCGGATGCAAATATGTCATCGGATCTTTGAATACTTTCCATTCCATCCATGATGGCATTAGAAGTCGGACGTAATTTGTTTGCTCCATTATGTAGAAGCGGAGACGGTTGTAGAATCTTTGTAATTCAAAGTTCTCCCATTCCGTCTCTGCAGCTAACTCTAGGGTTTCCTTCATGTACAGAACATCGTTCTGTAACATTCGAGCTTTCCCTATCAATGGATCTGGCTTGTCAAAGTTTTCGGAACCACCCATTTTCTGGAACTGGGTGCAGCACCTTAGCTTTGGCGTATCTATGTGGATCATCTTGACTTTCTTCGGATCGAATCCCTGTCTTTGCTTCTCTTTCGAGATAGCGTGGCTAGGAAGCATTCCGTAGAGTTGGCAATAAGAGACATAACGCTTGTTTATGTTGTACTTATCCCAAGAGATCTCGTATCCCATACTCTCCATGACCTTCGGAATTCGGAGCAGATCTTCTCTGCTTCCAATCCCGAGGTGGTCGTCCCCTGCGCATGCGTAGGTTCTGACTGTAGTCATGGGATTTGGTTCTATTTTTGGGTAGATAAACTTCAGAAAATCTTGTTCTTTAGAATATCTCGTCATCCTCCAGGCCGAATAGCTGCTAGCAGTTAGCACTATTTTGGTAAGAGGGTCACCCATCATAACACCTCGGCGATTGATGAACAACACACGATGTTGCATCTCTCCTCTCTTGTTAGCCTTTGTTTCTTGAATTTCGGCTTCAGGGAGTTTGCCTTGATGTATAATATGTCTTATTTCCCGCAGCTCTTTTCCCTTGCATTGCAAGTGAAGGAGTTTGGGGGTTGTCAATAGAGCAGCGGCCTGTTGAAGGTACCGCTTTTCCCCTGTTGATATCACCTCCTGCTGGTAAAGCTCTCTAGTCATTCCGTTAAGTATGCCGAAAGACACGTCATGACGTGCCCTATCGGTCGCTGATGTCATGTCACTGGTCGAAATCTCGTCAGTGCCCCTGATATCAGCCTTGTACTCTTCGGAAAGCCGGTATAGTCCGTTCGTATCGCTCAGACCTACCCTGCATGCAGGGAGAGGCTCAAGTAACTTACGGTACGTATGTCCGGCCGGAGACAAGAAGACATTAAGCCATGTTTCACCTGATGTAACAGGCCTAATCTTCACTCCGGGCTCTTTTACGATACTGACTTTCCCCTTTGGATAGGTACTCTTATCATCGGGATCGTAGTTCCTGGACCAGTTGGCATGACAATGTCGTGACCACTCGAACAGTAAAGAGCCAAATCTTGAGTCTACTCCGGTAGCGAAGGCTTCCTCGCTATCCTTGAGGTACCCTGGTGTTATAACCTGACCTATCATTCCCGTCAAGGGTTTGTCTAGGTAGGCTATACGCCAGAACTCGTGGTGACCGTCTTCGGCAGAACAGATTGTGTTCTCCCAAGTGTCACGGAATAGTTCTCCATCATGTTCGTAAAGCTCGCAGACTGGAGTTTCAAGGAATTTCCTGAAATCCCCGTCTTCGGTGAAGAAGGTAGCAAATTTGCCGCCTTGTTCGCGGGAATGCTCCCAGCAAGACGAACTCGTTAGTGAGTCATGGTAAGATTTTCTCTGTTCACAGTAGGCCTTAAAAGGTACTCCCTGTTCTGCAGAGAGGGTTTGGAGTCGCACTGCGATATCTCTTCCCACTATCTTTCCCATGTTCATTGCACCTAGGTAGTGCTTCTTTGACCAGTAATGGACCCCGTCCATCTTACCAGCGTCATAGGCCGACCTAGGTATCCATCGATCGTCTTCGTTCAGATCATTTATATCTGGAGGAATGTTCGATAGGCCAGTGAGATACTCAATGGTCTTGTCGATGGTTGCTTGTTTTCCCGGAGGCGGAAGAATCCTGGTTTGGCTCAGAATTGAGATTATCCAGAATTTGTCCATCTCCTCCATCTCTCCGATTTCCCTTTGACGGCCGATCTCCTTATTAAGGATTTCGCCGATCTCAGAGATAGTGCCGAATTTGAAGACCTTGTCTGCACCTTCTACACTATTTTCGGTCAACTGATTGACGATCACGTTACATGCTTTCTTCCATGAAGAAAACACTGCATCGACTGACTCTTCTGCTCGGTACATTTTACTGAACATTAGAGATACGATCTCTCTTGCCGTGTTCTCCGATCCGGTCGCAAGCTTAATTGCAATTGCGATGGCTCTGAGCCCAAGGACAACTTTATCATCTCTCCTGGTACAGACTCCTTCCAATATCATTGATGTTGAATGGCTGTCTCTCGAGGGTCCATAACGTAAATGGAATGCTCTTACCAGTTTCTTGGTAAATTTCCGGTAGTAGTCTCTTAGTAAGTAGACCTTCCCGTCATGACCAATGAATCTGCAAAGAGACAACCCGACTAACTCCTTGAGTGAGCTGGTTGCCTCTTCGAAGTTCTGTGGAACTGTATCCAAACCCCCCAGTGGGCCCGATGCAGAGAGCGGAACTATCAATGTTAATAG